CGGCCGCTTCCACCACGACGGCAACCCGGCGACGCTGTGGATGTTCAGCAACGTCGAGGTGTTCGAGGACCGCAACGGCAACATCTTCCCGCGCAAGGGCAGCGCCGAGAAGAAGATCGATGCCGCCGTGGCCACGGTGTTGGCGATGGGGCGGGCGATGCTGGGGGCCGAGAGCGGCGGCAGCTACCTCACGCAAGACGGGCTGGTGATCGTCTGATGGCCCTGCGCGACATCTTCCTCAGCCTGTGGGCCGGGCGCTCCGCCGGCGGCTTGGTGCCAAAGGTCGAGTCCCAGCTGCGCGACCTCACGCTCACCACCGCGAACGTGCTCACGCTCGACATCAACGGCGGCGAGACCACCACGCGAGCCGGCGTCACCGTCACGGTTGACCGCGCGATGCAGCTCTCGGCAGTGTCGGCCTGCGTGCGGCTGCTGGCCGAGAGCATCGCCTCGCTGCCGCTCAACGTGTACCGCCGGCTGGACGGCGGCAGACGCCAGCGTGTGGTCGACGTGCCCGAGTTCCGCCTGCTGCACGACCAGCCCAACGAGCTGATGACCTCGTTCGTTTGGCGCGAAACCTCGTCCGCCCACCTGCTGCTGTGGGGCAACGCCTACAGCCTGATCGTCCGGGGCGACGGTGGCAGCCCGACCGCGCTGTTGCCCATCCTGCCGCAGCACGTGCGCGTGCTCAAGCAGCCCGACGGCGAGCTCGCCTACCAGATCAATGGCCACGGCATCAACCGCCTCATCAACCAGGCCGACATGCTGCACGTGCCGGGCTTGTCCTATGACGGCCTGATCGGCATGTCGCCCATCCGCTACGCGGCGCAGAGCATCGGCCTTGGCCTAGCGGCCGAGGGGTACGGCGCCGGCTTCTTCGGCAACAGCAGCATCCCCAGCGGCTTCATCACCACCAAGGCCGTGCTCAAGCCCGACCAGGCGCGCGACCTTGGCCGTCGGTGGCAAGAGAACTACGGCGGGAACCGCAGCCAGGGCACGGCGGTGCTGGACAACGACGCGAAGTTCGAGCGCGTCACCATCCCGCCCGAAGAAGCGCAGTTCATCGAGACCCGCAAGTTCCAGCTGGCCGACATCGCCCGTTGGTACCGCGTGCCGCCGCACATGATCGGCGACCTCGAGCGTGCGACGTTCGCCAACATCGAGCACCAGGGCCTGCAGTTCGTCACCCACACGCTGCGGCCCTGGCTGGTGCGCTTCGAGCAGGAGATCACGCGCAAGCTGTTCCCGCCCATGAGCGACGGCACGCCGAGCGAGCTGTACGTCGAGTTCAACGTCGACGGCCTGCTGCGCGGCGACATCAAGAGCCGGTACGAGGCTTACGCCATCGGCCGCCAGTGGGGCTGGCTGAGCACCAACGACATCCGCAGCCGCGAGAACCTCGAGCCCGTGGCCGACGGTGATGCCGACTTCCTGCAGCCCCTCAACATGGTGCCGCGCGGCCAAGAGCCTGCCGGCACGGAGCCCACGCCATGACGAAAGACATCGAGCGCCGCCTGCTCTGCAAAGAGGTGCGGGTCGACCAGGCCGAGGGCGAAGCGCCCGTCATCCGCGGCTACGCGGCCCTGTTCAACCAGCTCAGCGAAGACCTCGGCGGGTTCCGCGAGCAGCTGGCCACCGGCGCGTTCAGCGAGGCCATCGGCAACAGCGACGTGCGCGCGCTGGTCAACCACGACGCCAACCTGGTGTTGGGCCGCAACAAGGCCGGCACCCTGGTCATGCGCGAGGACGCCGCAGGCCTGTTCGTCGAGATCACCCCGCCCGACACCCAGGCCGCGCGCGACCTGCTGGCCGTCATGCGTCGCGGTGACGTCAACCAGATGAGCTTCGCCTTCACCGTGGCGCGCGAAGACCAGGCCTGGACACGTGACGGCACGGGCCCCTGGCTGCGCACGATCAAGCGCGTGAGTCGCCTGTTCGACGTCTCCGTGGTCACCTACCCGGCGTATCCGCAGACGTCTGCGGCCGTGCGCGCCCTGCAGGAGCTCACCGACGCCGAGCAACAGCTCGCCGCGGCGCAGGCCGAAGAGCAGCGGCAGCGCCAGGCGCGCGCCCGTGAGCTCGATCTTCTGGAGGCCCGCGCCTAACCCGCCAGCCTCGCCCCCCGTCAGCAGGGCCGCCCCGGGCAACCGGTGGTGGCCCTTTGCATTGGCCGCCCCGCGCACTTGCCGACCACGCGGGCGGTTGTGGCGCAAGCCCCGATTGCCCTGGTCGGCAACCCCACCCGAAAGGAAACCATCATGTCCAAGCGACTGAACGAGCTGCGGCAGCAGTACAACCAGACCGTCAAGCAGATGCGCGATCTGCACGACAAGGCCGAGGCCGAGAAGCGCGGCTTCACCACCGACGAGCAGGCGCAGTACAACCAGGCCCGGGCCGGCCTGGACGAGCTGCGCAGCCGCATCGAGCGCGAAGAAGAGCTCGCCGAGCACCAGCTGCGTGCCGCCAAGCCGCTGCCGGGCGTGGAGGGCACCGAGGACGACCCCGACGCCCAGCGCGCCCAGCAGCGCGGTGGCAAGGGCCGCGACAAGTACGACCTGGCGTTCCGCCAGTACCTGGTGGGCGGCAACCAGTCGCTCAACGACGAGCAGCGCGGCCTGCTCACCGAGCGCCGCGACCTGTCGCTCACCGGCGCCTCCGGCGGCTTCACGGTGCCCCAGGGCTTCCAGGCCACGCTGGTGGAGACGATGCGTGCCTACGGCGCCTTCCTGAACCCGGGCCTGGCCACCATCCTCGACACCGACAGCGGCAACCCCATCCCGGTGCCGCTCGAGGACGACACGGCCAACGCCGCGTCGATCGTCGCCGAGGGCGCGTCGCTGACGACGTCGACCGACGCGACGTTCGCGCAGCTTACCCTGGGCGCGTTCACCTACCGCAGCCTGGTGCGCGTGTCGCTCGAGCTGCTGCAGGACAGCGCCTTCGACCTCGAGGCCTACATCGCCCGCAAGCTGGGCATGCGCCTGGGTCGCGGCTTCAATGCGCACGCCAGCACCGGCACCAACTCGGGCCAGCCGCAGGGCATCTTCAACGCCACGGTGGGCGCCAGCATCGGCCACACGGCCCCCACGGGCAACACCACGGCGTTCCCGTACCTCAGCCTGGTGGCGCTGGAACACTCGCTCGACCCGGCCTACCGGCCCAACGCGAAGTGGATGTTCCACGACGTGGTGCTGCAGGGCATCAAGTCGCAGCTGGACAGCACGAACCGCCCGATCTGGATGCCGGACTACGCCGTGCACTCGCAGCAGGCCGGCCAGTCGTTCCCGGGCCGCGTGCTGGGCTACGAATACACCATCAACCAGGACGCGCCGGTGATGGCCGCCAGCGCGCGCAGCGTGGCCTTCGGCGACTTCGCGTACTACATGGTGCGCCGCGTGCGCAACATGATGCTGATCCGTGCCGACCAGCGCTTCATCGACCAGGGCCAGATCGGCTTCTACCTGTTCGCGCGCATGGACGGCAAGTACGCCAACCCCACGGCCACCGCGGCTCGCTCGCCGATCCGCCTGGGCCAGAACAGCGCGGCCTGATCGCCAGCACCGCCGGCCAGCGCCTTCGCGCTGGCTGGCGGCCTGCCCACCCACCGGAGAAGCACCCATGAGCAAGAAGCTCGTCAAGTCGCGCGTCATCAGCGATGCGCCGCAGCTGGGCCTGGCCAACGGCAACGTGCTGCTGGCCACCGCCGCGCAGACCGAATCGCTGGCCAAGGCCCTCATCGTCGACCCCCACCCGTCGGCGGTGAAGTACGCGGAAGAGCAGGGCGGCGAGGAAGTCAAGCTCACCGACACGCCGGACGAAGAGCCCTCAGCCGAGGACGCGCCGACCTGACCCCCGCCGGCAAGCGCCAACGGGCCCCGAGGGGCCCGTTTTTCTTGCCGGTCCAGACATCTGCACAGGAGCCCACCATGGCCACTTCCGACGCCGCGAGCCTTCGCAACAGCAAACTCACCGCCTTCGTCACCGCCCTCGGCGGCAGCGCCTACGCGCGGCTGTACACCGGCACCAAGCCGGCGGGTGGCCCGTCTGTCGCGGCCACGGGTACGCAGCTGGCGCAGCTCAACTTCGGCAGCACCAACATCCTGGACGCGAACGGCGGCAGCGCCGGCAGCGTGACGGGTGGCGTGCTCACCTGTGGCGGCTACTCGCAGACGGCCGCCAGCCACACCGCCGGCACGCCGGGCTACATCCGCTGGTTCACCAGCGCCGGCGTGGCGCTGCGCGACACCGATGTCAGTGCCGCGGCCGTCACCGGCAACGTGCAGTTCAACGGCACGGTGGCCACCGGCGTGAACATCACCGGCGCCATCACCTACACCGACGGCGACGCCTGACGCCCTGCGCTCGTGGTCTCCCCCGTCGCCAGCAGCTACTCGGTCTCGGCCGGGCAGCCCATCTACGCCGGGCGCTTGCGCTCGGGCTTCGTGGCGGGGGCTGTGCTTGGCGCGAGCGTGTCCGGTGGGGCCTTGGCTGCGGTCCCGTCCATGTTCGTGGCTGGCGCCACGCAAGGTGCGAGCATTGCAGCAGGGCCCTTGGAGAGCCTCGACTACATCAAGGCCCCGCCCTATGGTGTCTCCAACCTCGCGGCGCTCATCGGCGACAGCAACACCGAGCACAGCTTCCGCGCCACGCAGGCCTACTGGCGCAACGGCCTGCTCGGCGGCGTGCTCGACATGCGCGCGAACAGCGGCAAGAGCGGCGTCACGGTGCTGGGCCTCATCAGCCAGATCGACCAGCTTTACACCAACGGCGGCGACCCAGGCTTGCAAGGCCTGCCGCCGCTGGGCTGGGTGTTCATCCAGGCCGGCACCAACGGCTGGCGCGGCGTCACCTCGGTGGACGCGACGATGCGCTCGCAGTGGGAGACGTTGGTCAACAAGTGCAAGCTGGTTGCCGAGCATGTGGTCTTCATCGCCATGCCCCCGGCCGGCGGCGTCAACACGGCCAAGGCCGCGGGCTACCCGGTGGTGCGCGACTACTTCCGCGAGTTCGTGCTCGCCGACACCTCGAATCGAACGCACCTGATCGACGGCTGGGGCGACGTGATCGACGCCAGCGGGAACATCATCCCCGTCTACTGGCTGGCCGACGAGTACCACCCCAGCGGCGCGGGCGCGCGTCAGGTGGCGCTGTCCGAGATGTCGCAGATGCAGGCCCTGCTGGCGTATCAGGGCTACGCCCGCGCGCCGCTGGTCACGAACCCCGCCGACGTGTACCCGGCGCAGCCGCAGTGGGTCAACAACCCCACGGGCACGGGCGTCGTGTCGTTCACGGGCGCATGGTCCGGTGATCTTCCGACCGGCTGGAGCATCGGCAACAACGGCTCGGGCCTCGGCGGCACAACGGCCATCATTCCGGCCGCTGCCGAAGACCCCAATCAGGTGCCGTGGGTTCGCATCACGCCCACCACGTCCAGCAGCTTCGCGCAGATCAGCCTCACGTTTGCGGCGGCGGGTCGCACGATCACCAGCAGCGACCCGAGCGAGCTGGAGCAGCTTCTCGAAGTGCGCTTCAACGGTCTGCTGAACTTCAACCAGCTCGAATACTGGATTCAGAACAACACCGGCAACAAGTTCGTGCAGACCGCCTACCTCAAGTGGGGTGAAGCGATCCCGCCAAGCGAGACGGTCGTGCTGCGCCAGCGCTACTACCACGACAGCACCGTGACCGGCGGAACGCCGACGGCTTACATCTACCTCTACAGCGTCGTCGCCGCGTCGGGCTCCATGGGCTCGATTGACATTCGCTGCCCGAGCATCAGGGGCTGACCATGGCAGTCATCGCATCAGGTTCGTTTGTCCGCAGCGAGAAAGCCGGCCAGCCGAGCACCAGCTACTCCGAGAACATCACCATCCCTGCCGGCGCGAACCGGCGCTTGTGGCTGCTGTTCTGCGGTGGGCGCTTCACAGCCGACACGCAGAGCGTGCCGACCTTCAACGGCACTGCGATGACCGTGGTTGGAGACACCGCGCCTGGCGGGGGCGCCACTTCCGCTGCGGCAGTTCGAGTGGTCGGATACGAGGCCCTCGACCCGGCCGTTGGCGCTGGCAGTTTCGCCGTCACCAACCCGGCAAACGTCAACGATGGCGTCTGGTACTACCTTGTCATTGACGACAGCTCGGGAGCGTCTTCTGCTGTTGGCATTGATGCGGGGCCTTCGCCCGGCATCACGACGGCCACCCCTGCGGCGGGCGTCGAGTCGGGTGAAATCGGCTTTGTGGCCGGCCTGAGTGCCGCCTACAGTGGCGGCGGCGTGCTGTCGGGCACGACTCAGGTGGGCGTGCTGATCGCCGGCCACTGCGCCGGCCATCGCACGGGCGCCAATCCGGGGCTGGGCACGTGGCCGCAGAACCAGGCTGCCGCGCTCACGCTGGTTGCGCCCCAGGCGGTGCCGGGGGGCTTCCTCGCCGGCGCCACCCTGTCCCGCACCAACGCAGCCGGCAGCCTCTCGGCTATCGCCAGCGCCTTTGTCGCCGGCGCCACGCTGGGCGACATCGTGGCCGGCGGCACGCTCGGCCCGCAGCCCGGCGTCATCACCAGCCAGGCCCTGCGCACCAACAACGGCAGCCTGCTGGCCAGCACCGCGCTGGACTACGTGGACGTGTACCTCGAGGCCTCGGGCGTGTTCGTCGGCCGCTTCACAGGCCTCAGCACCAACGGATTGGGCGTGTTCACCATCACCAGCTCGCTGCTGACCCCTGGCACTGCCTACAAGCTCGACTGGCGCGCGAGCGGCGGACAGCGCCGCATGCCCGTGGCCACAGCTGCCTGAGCATCCCCATGGCCTGGCTGTGCGACACCGCTGAGCTGGTCCCCTCGGGCTGGCTGTCGTCCCTCTACGCCGGCCACGGCGTGCGCGGCGATGCCGTGCCCAGCTCGGGCACCGATGGCCCCTCCGCCCTGTACCCGTGCCTCAGCCTGCCGGCCGATGCCGCGGTGGAGGTGCGCGGCTACATCACCCGCTGGCCTGCGCTCGGCACGCTGGAGATCGCCGAAGACGGCAGCTTCGTCTATGCCGGCGCCACCGACTATTTCGAGTTCCGGCTCTACGCCGACGGCGTGGCCAGCAGCACCGATATCGGCTTCGGCCCCGGCATCGTTCGTGTGGGCATGGCCGTGGGCGCCACCTCGGCCTTCGGCGCCGGCGCCGTGCTTGCCAGCACCACGGCCGCCGGCACGCTCAGCGGCGCTGCAGCCGGCACCTTCGGCGCTGGCGCCAGCCTGGCCCGCGTGGTGGCCTCCGGCACGCTGGCTGGGGCTGTGGTGTCGGCCTTCGGTTCTGGCGCAGCGCTGGGCCCGGTGTTGGCCGGCGGCCGCCTCACGGGCCGCCAGATTGCGGGCGCGCCGCGCACCAGCTCGCGCAACACCCCCACCACCCGCCGCCCTGCCAACCTGGCCCGGAGCTGACGCCACCATG